AACTCCAGGAGGCCGGGGATGTCGCGGCTCGCCTTGAAGACGCGCGGGCCGACCACCACCGACCCGGCCGCCCGGTCGTAGCCATAGAAAATCTGGTCGCGCAGGAGGCCGACGTGGGAGTGCGGCGGGTGGCCCGGCCGGGAGGCCCCCCGCCGGCGGTGGATCATGTGCCGGGCGACCATCCGCAGGTAGGACCCCTGCCGGATGAGCACCCGCCGCTTTGCCCGGTCCACGGCATCGCGGACGCGGCGGGTATTGAAGAACATCGACGGGTCCACGCCGATACGGATCCCCAGACCCCTCAGCGGCGGCGGTCGCATGATGCGTCCTCTCCCGGCAGCCGGGCGCCGAGCAGGGCGGCCCGGACCTCCTGGTAGGCCTCCAGAAAGATTCCGGCCGTCTCCAGGGCATGCTCGGCGCCGGGGACGCCCCGATGCGCCGCGACGACGGCCCGATGCAGCCGAATCCGTTCATCGAGCCACGCCGCCGTCGCTTTCCGGCACGCGGGGCAGAGCATGGCCGGTCTTTCTCAGCCTACGGGTGCTCCGGCCTTCGGGCCGAGCGCGCCCGCCGCCTCCAGTTCGGCATGTTTCAGGCGGATGCCTTCCTCGATGTCGCGCCGTTCCCACGCAGGCGGCATCCGGTCGTTGGCCTCATGGTAGACGCGGAGCACGTAAGCCAGGGCGTCGTTGAACCGCCGAAGCGACTTGTTGTCGGCGTCGTCCGGGATGGCCTTCTCGGCGTGCTTGACGGCCTCGACGATGGTGCCTTCCCAGTCCTCCCACGCCGGGTATCGCTGACGGGCCTTCTTCAGCAGGTACAGCGCGAGCGCCGCCACGGCCGTGATGCCGAGCGGGGAGTTCAGAAACGTCCAGACGGCCGATAGAATCGCGTCCATATCAGTCTCCCTGTGCGTTCAGGCGGCGGTCCACGCGCCGAAGGAGCCGCCAGGCCACACGTCCGCCCAGGCCCGCTTCCGGCAACAGCACCGCCGCCAGGTCCATGAGAAGGAGCCAGAAGAACCGGCGCTCCTCGCGCTTCAGATCGTTGTAACGGACCGCCCGCTTCTCCAGGCTCAGCATCGCCGCGAGGTTCTCCCGGACCTCGGTCCTGAGTTCATCCTTCGTGAGATGCCGCTCTTGCATAATCCCGCGCCCCTTCCGCGACGCCCTCCAGGGCCGCGATGGTGAGCGCCCGGGCCGCCTGCCGGACCGCGTCGTCGGACTCGGCCAGGTCCATCGTCTGCAGGTGGGCGTCGATGCGTTGCATGACCCGGTCGTTCAGTCGCTGATAGAGGGCCAGAGTTCGCGGCTCGTCCACCAGTTGGGCCAGGATGGCGTCGACGGCCCGCTTTCCGGCCTCCGGGTCCTCGTCGCGCATGGCGGCGGCGGTGTCGGCGAAGATGGAGGCGATTCGGCCGGCCTCGGCCGCCGTCGCCTCCTCGCTTGTCAGCATGGCGTCGGCCGCGACGGCCATCGTCGCCCTGAGGTCGCCGCATGCGAGGTCCACCTCCTCGGGGTCCTCCGGGTCGAACCACAAGCCGCCGCAGCCGGCCAGGAGCGCCGTTGCCAGCACCGCTGCAACCTGTAGCCTGCAGCCCGCAGCCTGGAGCCTGCCGTTGCGTCTCATCGTCTCCCTCCTTCCGTGAAAGCCCTGACGAACGTATCCCAGTTCTCGCGGGTCACCTTCATCCCCGTCCGCCGGCGGCGGGCGGACGAGTCGTAGGGGTCGAAGTCCTCCGCCCTGGCCTTCCGCCCCCGCCGGGGGTCGCGGTGGACATTGATGTACCAGGCCAGCAGCAGGGCCGCCTGCTGGGACCGGACCCGCTCCGGTCCCAGCCGCCCCTCGGCCATGCGGGCAAGCTCCCGGAGTGTCAGCGGGCCGGGGTCGACGCCGCAGAGTCCGGCGAGCCGGTCGACGGCCTCGGCGAGGGTGAATTGAGCATCCGGTCGATCTCCCCGCTCGCCAGCATCGTCTCCGCCCGCGCCAGAATCGTCTCCTGGGCCTCCTCGCCCTTCGCGACGAGTTTCCGCAGCAGCGCCGCCTTCCGGCTCGGGCAAAAATCCGCCAGGGCCTCGAGGAAGGCCCCCGCGGCCGCATCCAGCGCGTCGCCCCGCATGGCCCGCCCAAACGCCTCGTCCGAGATGCCGTCGCGCTCGGCCTGCTCCTGGCAGAGGACGTACAGCACGTCCACCAGCAGGACCGGGTCGTCGGCGAGCCGCCCGAGCGTCTCGCCGCCGATGGCGTCCATGAGGTTCAGATCCAGTCGCTTCCGCACCCGGCGGAGGGCGGCGACGTCGATGTCGACGACCCACTCGCGTCCGGCGGCGTCGGCGAAGGTAGCCATGTTTCCGCTCCAGGCTACAAGCTCCATGCTCCAAGCCTTGATGCTTGCGGCTTGAGGCTTGCGGCCGTCAAACGACCTCGTACTCTTCGGGCGCGTGGTCCGAGGGGGCGATGTTCAGCGTCACGTCGGCCGTCTGGATGTCGCCCATGGGCTGGTTCTCGGTAAACGACATGGCCTCGAACGTGCCGCGCAGGCCGCGAACGCCCACCTCGTCGATGGGTCCGTTCAGGACGAGCAGCTCGATGGGCGTCGAGTTGAAGTACGAGTCGCGGAAGGCCTCGAAGTGCTCGTCGGCGGTCCGCTTGACGGTGAGCTGGCCGTCGATGGACCCGCTCTTCAGCGTCCCGACGCTGGCGCTCCATCCGTCGTTCGCCCGCGTGGTGGCGTCGGCGGCGTCCTTCTCCATGTTCAGCGTCACGTCGCGCAGGTTACCGACCTCGCTCCAGTTGGGCGAGGCATAGGTGCCGAGGTTTCGGTACAGTGCGGCGTCGATGCCGCGTCTTACGTTCGGGGGCATGGCGTATCTCCTTTTTGCGCTCCGCTACTTACGTTTCCTGGGTTTTCGGTAAAGACAAGCCGACCGGACGAGGGTGCGGCCCCGCACGGCCGGCTTCCCTGCTACTTTCGGTTGTCTTGGCCAGGCGCGTCGCCCGGTTACCAGTCCATATCATCGTCCACGACGTTGGCCGGACTGGCGATGAGGTTCGTCACGTTCGGCTTTCACTCCGTTACTCGATTGTCTGCCCTCTACGGCGGCAGTTCCGGCGGTTACAGTCTCCGGTACGTCACATATACGGTCATCGTCCCCTGCGCCCCGGCGCCGCTGACGAGGTCGGTCATATCCGAGTCGGTCGTGAAGGTCGCGCGCGGTCGCTTGCGGGCACTGGTGACGACGGTCCCCTGGAAGGACGAGAAATCCCACGCTGCGTCGGCCGTCGAGTTCCACAGGTCGTCGCCGGGATCGACCGTCTTATCCCAGCGGTCGTCGTCGGTCCCGTCGCCCAACATGACATTCACTTTAGTATTTGCGCCGACGGTATCCTTGAACGCCTCGGCGATATCGCGCCGCACGCTCAACACCTTGGCGTCCGCCGGAATGGTCTGCTCGAAGTCGTAGTAGCCGGTGGCGTCTCCGTTGTCCGTAATGTCCGCGTGGTCGATTTTCTGACTGATGGTCACGGTCCGGCCGGGGGCCGTTTGCGGAATCTCGACCGCTCCCGTATAAAGGTCGACCGGGTCCACGACCAGCAGCCGCCCGGCCTGCTGCGCCGCGAGCAGCGCGTCCACCTTGCCCTTGAACGCCGCCAATTCCGCCGCGTCCTCCATGTGGCTGAACAAACCGATCTGCGCCCGCGACTCGCAAGCGAACTCGACGATCTCCGCCCAGGTGTAGGTATTGGGGCTGGACGAGCAATAGCGGCCGTAGGGCAGGAGACCGTGGAGACGATTAGGTGAGCCGAACGGGAACGCGACGACGAGCGTGCCGTCGAGATAGCGACCGTAGAGGTCCCGCTCGTCCTCGTCCGACCAATAGAGGCCGTCTCCCGCACCGCCCGGCGGACTGAAAAACCTCGCCCACTTTCCGGCGCCGAGAGTGCGGAGGTAGCGGCCGTTTTCTTGGAGCGCCGCCAGCCGCTCGGCGTCCGACCGGGCCTTCCACGGGATGCCATCGTTGCGCGGATAGTTGCCCGCGCCGACGAACCCCGTCTTGATGAGTTGTTTGAGTTGGGCCTCGCTCATCGGGTCCACGTCGTTGCCGCTCAGCCCCATAGCGTTCTCCATGCACCATTCGCACGTCATGATGGTGGAGGGCAATCCTCGCGCCGCGCAGTAGGCGGCGGCGTCGTACTGAAGTTTGCGGGCCGTGTCGAACACGATGGTGGCGAAGGCCAGCGGCGGCGGTTCCAGCACGCCGATGTAGTCCACCGTCACGACGGCCTCGCCGTAGGCGCCCCCGCCGAGGTCGGCCTGAGAGGCCGTAAAAAGGGTTAGGCGCACGTCACTCAGGTCCGGGCTGCCCTCGCCCTGGAGCCCGGCGTTGATCGGGACGGCCATGAGGTGCCAACCGGGACGTTTCCAATCCTCGCTGCTGTAGAGCGTCAGCCTCAGTCGGTTGTTCCAATCCGGACAATAGAGGTAGAGCACTACGTTGATGAGATTCGTCCAATGGTCCGCCTCGCCTTCGGTCCCCTCGTGGACGTAAAAACTGACGAGGACGTGTGAATCTCTGACGTTCCAGACGGGCGAGAGGTCGGCGCTCTGCTTGAGTTGCGGCAGCGCCGCGGCGCCGCTCGGCGTGATGCGCACGGCGGCCGTGCCGTACTTCCAGCAGTCCCTGTCCGTCTCGGTGGTCAATGTGGCGTTGGTGCCGGTGTAGTCCGCGTGGTCGGCGAAGGCGTCGAAGTGCCGGACCTCGTGGTACCAGTGGTGGGCCGGCGGCCCGTCGGCGAGCCACGCGGCATCGTCGGCCATCTCGGCGGGGTCGATGAACTGTCCAAAGGTATTGCGATAACCCATAAGGTCAGGCGCTCCTTCCCACCACCGTCACCACGTCGCCTGGCGTGCCCTTCACCTGGACGGACGCCAAGTTGACGCGGTCAAATGGATGCCATTCGCCGGGTTGCCAGGGCACCTCCTCGCCGGTGTCGTCGAGCGATTGGAACGTGACGCTGCCGGCGTTGTCCGGCGGGCAGGAAATCTCCACCGTCGCAACCGTCTCCTCGGACGCCAGAGCCGCAAAGTCGCCCGTCACGACGATCTTCCGCATCAGGACGTTGTTCATTGCACCACCTTGTATCGAAGCGTCAGCACCGCCACGAACAGGCGCCGGCTCTTCAGTTCCTCCGGGGCGTAGGGCGTCGACCACTCGGCCGACTCCCATTCGGCCGTCGAACCGTCCGCCAGGCTCAATCGCCGGCCGCGCAAGGCGCCCGCGATGTTCTCCGCGAGGTCCATCAGCGCATCGCCCGCGGCCACGTCGACCGGGTCCATCCGCCTCTGGACGGCCACCTGGACCTGCGGCGAAAGCAAAGTCGCCGACCGGTCGAGCGGGGTCTCCTCCATGTTCCCCGGCACGACCGTCACGTGGAGCCGGTCCAGGTCGGCGAGTTTGTATTCGGGCAGGTAGCCGCGAACCGCCGTCAGCGGCTCGCCGAAATCGTGCCCATTCAGGGCGTCGGCGACGGCCGCTGCGGTGTCGGCCAACAGACTCATGTCATCCTCCGCTTGCCTGGACGAGCCCGACGATAGCGTTGACGAGGGTCAGCACCACCGCCCCCGCGGCCGCCGTGATCACCGCCCATACCGCGTGGCTCCGTCGTCGCTCGGCCCGCTCAAGCAGACGAATCCGCTCCATGATGCCGGGCGTGTTCTCGTGGCCGCGCAGCGCTTTGTCGATATGGCAAAGCGTCTGCTTGATTTCCGCGAACTCGCCGCGGCAGACCTGCTCGTACTGTTCGCTGGGATCCATCACCCCTCCACGTGTCTGGTGTGAATCCGCCAGGCCGTCCGGTAAGGGTCGGCGGCGGCGTAGTGGCTCATGCTGGCGCCCGGCGCCATGACCTCGAAGACCCGTTCCTCCTCGCTGGCCGCCAGGTGGATGCGGTCGCCCGCCTCTGGAAGCGTCCGGACGCCGGCGATGACCAGGTCGGTGGCCGTCACGATGAAGTCCGTCGACTCCACCCACACCGACGCCCCGTAGGCGTCGGCCACCTCGTAGGCCTTCCGGCCGATCGTGGCGGCCACCTCGACCGACCGCCCCTCCCGCTCGTAGGTGACCGTCCGGCTCAGGTGCGCCTTCCGCTTCCCGTGCAGCCAAGCGACTCCTCGCTCAAGGGCGTCCGTCATGGTTACACGCCGGCGCAGTCGGCGAGGGCGACCTCGATGTCGGTCTCGCTTGAATAGGCGAGGGCGACCTTCCCGTCGCCATCGTTGTAGACCTGCGGCGGGAACGGGCCGATGAGGTGCCGCTCGCCGGCGGGGATGGTGATGACCTTGTCGTCCACGTCCTCACCGTCGACCATCTTGGTGGTGGTGATCGTGAGGTCCACGTCCGAGCCGGCGCCGTTGGTGTGCTCGATGACGAGCACTTTCTCGCCGTCGTTCACGAAGTCGTCGCCGCCGGCGGCGGCCGCCTGGCCGGCGAACTGGTTGGCCGCGCGGGCCGGGGCGACGGGGGTCAGAGTAGCCATCTGGTATCTCCTCAGATTCGGTGTTCAGGGCCGCCGGGGCGCCCGCTGGCGTTACACGGCCGCGCAGTCGGCGAGGGCGACGGTCACGCTCGTCTCGTCCGTGTAGGCGAGCGCGACCTTTCCGTCGCCGTCATTGTAGACCTCCGGGGGGAACGGACCGATGAGGTGCCGCTCGCCGGCCGGGATCGTGATGGTCTTGTCCGCCACGGCCTCGCCGTCGACCGTCTTGGTGGTCGTGATCGTAAGGTCCATGCTGTCGACGTCGTCGTTCTCGATGACGAGCACCTTCTTGCCGTCGTTCACGAAGTCGTCGCCGCCGGCTGCGGCCGCCTGGCCGGCGAACTGGTTGGCCGCGCGGGCCGGTGCGACGGGGGTCAGAGTAGCCATTCGCGGGTCTCCTTAGGGTTTCGTGTTGCACGTACCGGCCCTGGGCGGACGCGGCGCGATGACCGTCACCGCCCAGTTGCCGGAGCGCCGTCAGCGTCAGACGGTGCTCAGCGCGACGCCGTCGTTGGCCATCGCGCGCCACCTGAGATTCGCCCCGAGCTCGATGGCCTGGAGCGTGATCAGGTCTCCCGCGTCGGCGAACGTCAGCGTGTTGTTGCCGGTCTGGTTGACGCCGTTGGCCGCCGTAACGACGCAGTCGCCGCCGTCGGTCTTGAACGCGAGGGCGAGCACCTGGCCAGCGAACGTCGGGTCGGCCAGGGTCCGCGTCTCGGCGGCGGCGGTCACGAGCGAGACGTGCCCACTCTGGGTGACGGGGATGGCGCCCGCGTCGCCGGGGTCGGCGATCCCTGCGCTGAACGGGTTGTCGAGGTAGGCGGCCGTCATCAGTTTCACGTCGACCGTCGTGTCGTCGGAGGCGGCGTCCTTCACGGCCAGGCCGGCGTAGACGTTGCCGGTGCTCGTGGTCGTCGCGCAGCCACTGCCCGCCTCGCCGCCGTTCGGATCGCCGTCGGCGTCCCAGTAGGTCTGGACTCCGGCGTTGATCGCCGTGGCGGCCGCCTTCGGCAGCCGCACGACTCCCTCGACGGCGAGCGCGCCGAGCGCGTTCGCCGCGATGTCCCGTGAGGCGACGCCGATCATGTTGTTCTGCACCACGACGTCCCCGCCGGTCACGTCCGCCCCCGGCGTGTAGTCGATGGTCCGGCCTTCCTGCACGAAAGTGGCCTGCATGGCATTCTCCTTCTTCTATACGTTCCGTTCCGGGGCGCGGCCCTCCTCAGGCAACGGACCCCGTCTGTTCAGCCCTTACAGAGCCTATGCCTCGCCCTTGGACTTCACGCCGGCCCGGTACTCGGCCAGGGCGGCGCCGAAGTCGTAGTAGACTCGCCAGGAGACGCCGAGCGTCGAGGCGTCCTGGTCGAGACCGAAGTACTCGATGGTCGGCTGCTGCTGGCCGTTGAGGTACGCGATCTCGACGGCGGGCACGTCGTTTGGGTCGGCCAGCAGATACCACGCCTTCTGCGAGGTTCCGTCCAGCTGGCCGCTCGCCAGAGGCGAGAACCGCCCGGACCACGGATTCACGTTCGGCTCCACCTTCCGCGAGCTGGTCGCGCCGGTGACCACGATGGCCTGCGTCTGGCCCACCAGAGAGGCGGCGGTCGGTTCCAGGGCCGCCGGCACCAGCAGAATGGCGGGTTCGATGCCCACGATCTCGCCGTCCGGGCCCGTCTGGACGCGGAAGAGATGGACGGCCGCCGAGAGCGAGTCGATGCCGAGGGCGGTGTCCGCCCCTTCCTGGTAGTTCCCGCGGGCTGCGGTGAAGAACGAGGCGCCGGCGCCGGTGCCGTTCAGCAGGGCGAACACGACCTTCTCGCGCTTCACGGCGCCTTTCCGGCCGAGACGCAACGCGTTGTCGACGAAGGCGCCGATCTCGTCGTTGACGACGTCGGTCCGGCTGATCGAGAGAAGCGCCCCGCGCGTCTTCACCTGCCGGGTCCAGTTCTCCTCCGATATGTTCAGGTGCTTCAGCTCGCCGGTCGGCCCGACCTCCTCCAGATCGCCCGACAGGGCCAGGCTGTAGACCGTGTGGGTGTGGAAGTTGACGTGGCTGACGGCCCGGGCGATCTGTGGGGCGATCTGCGGGGCGGCGTCGAAGGCCCGGGCCAGGGCCTTGTTGGCGACGTTGCCGACGATCCCCGGCAGGCTGGTCGTCGAGAAGGCGGCCCGAATCCACTGGTCGTCGACCGACAGGGGCAGCTCGACGCCGGCCATGCCGGCGGCCAGCTCGCCGATCCGCCGCAGGCCGACCCGCCGGTACTTGTGGGCGGTATCGAGGGTCTGCTCGCCGTAGGAGGCGAGCAGGTCTTTCTCATCACCCACGCCGTAGCCGAGGCAGAGGGCCGCCTCCAGCGTCTTGTTATCTTGGGGACCGCGGGCCGTGACGATGGCCGGCGCCTCCGCCCGCCCGGCCTTCATCCGGTCCAGCAGGGCCTGCCGCAGCGCATCGGGCGTCATCTCGCCGGCCACCGCCTTGGCCTTTAGATCGGCCGACTCGATCCCGGCCGGCATATCCTTGCAGGCGACCTCGATGTCGGCGATCCGCCGCCGTTCCTCGGCGACGGCCCGGGCGCGAATGTCGTCCGGGTTGTCCTGACCCTGCCCGCCGGCCGGCAGGCGGGTCTGGCCACCGGGCGATGGGTCTGCCGGGGGGGCCGGGGGGCTGGCTTTCTGCTCGGCCTCGAACTGCGACTTCAGTTCCCGCCGCTGCTCGTCGGTGAGGGCGGCGGGGTCCTTGCCTTGTGCCTTGACCCACGTATCGAAATCCATTGATTGCTCCTTTCGATGGTTCACGGCGGCCTTGGCCGCCACGGAAACGCTCGTCCCGTCGTCCGCCCCGATGGTCAGGATGGAAATCTCCCGCAGGGCGGCCGCCTGAATCTCGTACAGGCCTTCGGGGCCGGCCTCGAACGTCTGGCCGTTGGCCTCAAAACTCGATCCCTCCTCGTGGTAGGCGATGGTGGTCGGGCGGGCGCCGATGGACGCCTGCCACGGAAACCCCGCTTGGCTGCTTTCCAAAAAATCCTGCACCATGGCCTTGCGGCGGGGCATGGAAACCAGCCCATCGATCTCCAGCCTGCTCTCCCGCACCGCCGGCGTCCCGTGGCCTAGCGGCCGCTGGGGGTCGTGGTCCGCGAGAATCGGCAGCGGTTTGCCGCGGGCGTACACCAGGCCGTCCAGGTGGACGACGACGGGGCCGGGCCATGTCTCCGGCTCGATGACGCCGCCGTTGTAAGCGACGATCTTGATTCGGGGCGGCCGGTCCTCTTTGCCCTCGGCCCCGGTCAACGTGACCGTGCCCTGGAGCGTCAGTTCCGTCCGCGCGGCGGCTTCGGCGTCCTCCTCCAGGCCCAGGGCCTTGCGGTGGGCGGCCAGGTGGTCGATGACCTCCTGTGAGGCCTTCTCGCCGCTGCGGGCGCCCTGGGCAGCGGCCCAGGCGGCGGCGAGGCCCCCCCGATGCAGGTACATCGTCCCGGAGGTGTAGACGCCGTGCTCGTCGAGGTCCCCGCCGCCCTCGACCCAGTGATGCGGGTACTTCCAGGTGGATTTTTTGTCCGCTTCCCCCCGGTCGGCGTGGGCGGCCCTGGGCAGGCGCGTCTTGTCCACGTCGCCCCAGTCCGGCTCGCTGTCGGCGATCCGCGAGTTGTGCGAGAAACCGGCGGCCGCCTCGAGATTGGCGCGGGCCGCCTTGCACCGCTTCCGGGCCTGGCGGTGCTTACGATTGGCCACGGGGCATCTCCTCCGGGTAGGCTTCGCCCGCGGCCTGGACGGTCTCGGGCTGGGGCAGACCGCGCTCCTGGCGTGCCTCGCGTTCACGCTCGCGCTGGGTCAGTTCGTCCTCCCAGTCGCGGCCGCGGGCGGCGTGGTACTCGGCCTCCGAGAGAAGGCCGGCCTTGACGAGGTCCATCTTGGCCCGTGCCCAGCGCGGATCGACTTCCTCCATGCCCGGCCAGTACCAGCTGTGCGGGTCGTCCTCCTCCATCCACGCGCCCGCCGGCACCAGGCCCGGCACGCGCTTCGCCTCGGCGAGCCAGGCCCCGAACACCTTGTCGAGCACGGCGGTCGCCAAAGCCTTGCGGTCTACGAGAATCGACCTCATATACATCTGATGATCAAGCCTCCCGCTGGCGTAGTTGTGGCGCGAGGAGTCGAGGGCCGCGATGTTCCGGGGAATCTCCAGCGCCCGGGCGATCTCTGAGACGATTTCAGCCTTGAAATCGGGATAGGTGGTGGGTGGCTGCTCGGCCTTCACCTGGGCCGGTTCCCAGCCCTCCGGCAGGAACGAGGCCATGTTCCGCTGAATCTCCATCTCCAGACCGCCGAGCCCTTCGTCGTCTTGGCCGCCGGCCGCTTCCCCGCCCGCCGGCATCGTCGTCTTGACAAAAAGCGCGAACTCGGCGGCCGTCTCGGCCGCGTTCACGACGGCGAGCGTGTAGCGCCGCAGCAACGCGAACAGAGGCAGCGCCGGCGCGAGATCCGGGATACCCCGCGACTGACCAGGCCGGTCCGCCCGATACCAGTGGACGACGTTGCGGGCCGGCACGGGCCGGTGCCCGCCGGCCGCGCCAAGCAGGGTCTCGCCGGGGTGTGAGGTCAGGAGATGGTATTCGGCAGGGTTGCGGGCGGCATCGTACATGATGCCGTCAACGGGCTGGCGCCGGCTTGGAATCCAATTCGGGGTTTTGATCTGGTCGGCCTCGACCAGCCGCACATCGAGCGTGACGGAGTGGCCGTGGCGGGGGTTGGAGACGAGCAGCCCGAACGCCTCGCCGTCGGTGGCCCGGGCTATCCGCATGGTGCGGAGTTTCTCGGCCAGGCGGATCGTCTCCGCCCAGCGGGCGAACTCCCGCTCGATCCGTGCGTTGATGGCCGGCTCGCCCGTCAGCATCGCCAACCGCGGCCCCGTCCCGACGAGGTCGTTTGCCAGAGTCAGCACGATCCCCTTGGCGTAGCAGTTGTTGGCGGTTTCGTACCGGGCCCGGTTTCGCAGAGTCGCGCGGACTGCGGGGTTGGCGGCGGCGTCGGGGCTGAGGCTGTCGGCCCCCGCCCAGTGCCGGCGGTTCTGCGGGGTCGTCCGGGCGGCATCGAACCGGGCCTTGAGCGCCCGGGCCTGGCGCATCTTCCGCGCCAGCGACGTGGTTCGACGTTTCGGCTTGGACCAGGGCCACCCCATTTCAGGCTCCGGGCGGGACGATCTGGACGCGCGTAAACGATTTCCCCGGGTGAAGGGCGCGGGCCGCCTTGTCCGCCAGATACCGGTCGGCGGCAATCTGGGCCTCCGGCTTCTGGCCAGCGACCGAGACGCCATCGGCCTCGGCCTCGGCCGGGCCGACCGCGCTCTCGCGAATCGTGTCGTCGAGTTCGTCGGGCATGGTGCCCTTTCGCGCAAAAAAAGGCCGTCCGGAGGTTCGGCCCCGAACGGCCCACCTCCGCCGGCGACTGCGCCGTGATCGCCGGCGGTTCTGCCACGTCCCCATTGTACGACGCCCCGCGCCGCGTACACGGACGAATGCGATCCGGATTAAAAATCATGTCTACCCGTAGAGATGCGCGCTACAGATGTGTAGATGGGGCGGGGGCGGTTTTTACTTGACCGCCGCGAAAAAAGGGCGTCGGCCGGGGCCGGTGCCCGCGCGGACACCCTGGAGTCGTTCCGTCTACGTCGCCCGCTCCGCCTCGCGGCGGCGAGCGTTGCGGTTACCCGCCGGCGCTCCCGGCCGCAGACGGATACCCGCCCGTGCCGCCGCCCGCTGCACCGCCACGGCGGTCACCCGCCGCCGGCAGCGACGGGAGAGCCGCCGGGCGATCTCGGGCGACTGCAGGCCCTCAGCGGCCAAGTCCGCCAGGGCCTGCAGTCGGTCAGGCGTCCACCAGGTGATGCCGGCCATCACGACCCTTCCGAACCGACGGTGTTCTTGGTCATCATTTCACCGAATGGACCGAGATGCTCTGGAATCCGCCCGTCGACTACGAGATAGCGGCCTATCCGGAAATCCTCGTGGTCGCGGTCGTCGTCCCAGCCGCCGGCGGCGTCGTCGAACTGGGCGTAAAAGGCCTCTACGATCTTCCGCGGCTCGTGGGCTGGGCAAGCGTCGCGGCAGGCGCGGCAAAGACGATATGTATCGCCTTCAATTTCTGCTTCCCACGCGGGTTCGCCCGCGATGGGATCCTTACAGACGCAGCACTTATGCATGACACGCCTCCTCAGTCTCGTAGACGGTGATCTGCGGGAACTCCCGCACCATGTCGGCGAGCGGGAAGCCCCCGCCGACGCGGGCGACGGCCGGACCCCAACCGTACCCCTCGGGCGTCGGCAGGACCATGAGCCGGCGCTCGCCGCCGCGATCCAAGACGACGCCCGAGCAGTCGCCGACGCCCGGCTCCGGCGTCGGGCCGAGCGGCTCGCCGGTCAAGGTATCGAGGGCCGTCTCGCCATCCTCGACGCTCCATAGGCCGATGACCGACCAGCCGTCGCGCCGGGCGGCGAGGATGGCATCGGCCTCATCCCGACTGATCGAGACCAGGCCATGCCCTTCAACGGCCATGGCGCAGAAGTAGCCGCCGGCGAAGCCCCTGCCGGTCCAGGTCGCCGCTCGACCGTCCACCACGTCGCCGGTGGCGAGTCCGTCCAGCCAGAGGCGAGTCCACTGCTTCCGCCTCTCGCGCTCCGCCCAAGTGCGCGAGCCGTCCGGCTCCAGCCGGGCGAGGTACGGCTTCTTCGCAAGACCCGACTTCTTATTGTGTTCCACTCTGACACCGATCATCGTTCCATCCTCCTCTTTCCTTTCCCGCCGCCCCATTGCAGCGGGGTGCTGGAACTCTCGGCCGGGTCAGTCGTCCTCATGCTCCGCCTCGGGTCGGGCATCGTCCTCATGTCTTTCTTCCCATTCCTCATTCTCCTCTACGCACGCGTCGCACAGGCCCTCGTTCATTTCGTACTCCTCGTGATCCAGCCCGCAACCGCATTGATCACATTGATAACCCATCGTTCCATCCTCCTCTCCCGCCGCACCATTGCGGCGGGTCAGTCTCCTCTGTGCGGTCGGGGCGGGGGAGGATGGAGTGGGCGACGGCCGCCGCCCGCCCGCCCCGTGCCGCGTTTGCGTTTGTCGTCGTCATCTCTCATCCTCCACCCATACTATACGACCATTTAGGCGGGTTGTCAAGGGAAAATCCGAGAAAAATCCAAAAAAATTTCCGCGATTTTCGCCCAAAAACCGCGTTTTTGGAGATTTCCCCGCGTCCCAGATGCCGGTCGGGCGCATCTATTACGGCGCATCCACCGGCTCCGTCAGCCCCTTCCGCCCGAAGAGGTCGCGGCGCGCGAGGCGCCGCTCCACCACCGATGCGGCCCGGGCGCCGTGTCGGCTGAGTACCCAATATGTCTCGCACAGCACACAGTAGACGACGGACCGCCCCGCGCTGGTGCCGACCTGGCCCTCGGGAATCTTCACCCCGCACATCGGGCAGTACGTCCGCGCCGTCCCGTTCCGCCGTCTCATGCCGCGCCTCCCGACGACACGACCCGCTCCACGGTCGTTACCCGCCAGCCGCAGTGCCGGCACTCGCGCCGCCGCTGGATGCGCCCGCCCGGCATCGGCCGCGTGTAGACCACCAGGAAGTGCCGGCATCCACACCGCGGGCACTCGAGGCCCTGCTTCTCCGGCCGTTTGTCGAGGCTCATCTCTTTGTGCCTCGCGCCAGCTGGGCACGCGAATAGCGCCTGCGCTTGCCGCCGCGACCTGACGGAGCGCCGGGCACGGCGACGCCCGCCAAGTTCGCCGCCACGGCGCAGGCCACCAGGCAGTCCCACCAGTGGTTGTCGGGTCGACTCGCCCGCCACTTCCACTCGCGGACCGTTCGCCCGCGCCCCTCGGTCTCCACCCAGTACTCGCTGCCGGCCACCTGCTCGGCGAAGAGGGCGTGGGCGCGGGCGCCCTCGCCGAAGAGGGTCAGCGCGCCCGGGTCGCCCGGGGGCGTCGCCAGGGCCGTCGCCGTGAAGGATTTCCAAAAGTTCGTGTCATAGAGCAGGTGCGGAAACTCCCGCGTCCCCCGCACCTGCGGGAAATACCACTCGTGCCCGTGCCGCTCGCCGGGCTTGCGCTGATAGGCGTGGATCGGCTTGCGGCCGGCGGTGATGCCGACCCCCTTGGAAAGCGTCGCCGCCGACCCGCCCATCTGGTGGATCACCGCCGCCGCCACGGTCGGCTTGTAACCGCCGTCGATGAGCAGACGGTCGAGGCGCCGGACCCCGCCGCCACCCGCCACGGGCCAATCCTGGCCGAGCAGCATCTTCACGAGGTCGGCAAGGCCCGCCTGGATCGTCCCGTCGACGCCCCGACCGGGATAGGCCCGCGAAAGGGGTCGCGGCGGCTTCCGCTGCTCGAAGGTCGCCCGCTTCTGCTCCGGCCAGGTGCCGTAGTCCACGATGTGCCCCGAGAAATCCTTCTCCCACGCGCACGCACACCAGTAGAGGATCTCGTCGTGCACGTCGACGAAGGCCGTCAAGGCCTCGGCCGCCAGGGGGACCTCGCCGCGCGCCCGGCCGCTCCACCGCTCGGCGACCTCGGCCGGCACCAGGTGGGCGTCCTCCGGCACGTCGTCCAGCGGCAGGGGATCGTTCTGGTACTCGGCGGCGAACGTATCCTCGTCCCGGAACCGCAGGTTCATCGCCGCCTGGATGGCCGAGAGTTCCCCGGCCTCGGCGTCGAACCGGGCGGGCCAGGCCGCCGTCAGCCCCGCGTCCATGCGTTTCCGGTGCTTGCGGTAGTAGGCGTCGGCCTTGTGCGTCCCCGCCGCCAGGTCCTCTTCCCGCAGACGGCGATACTCGGCCCACTCCTGCGGGTGGGCCGGTTCGCCGTAGAGCATCTGCATCCGCTCGCCCCGCCAGTCGGGCGACCGCTTGCGGTCAAGCAGGCGACTCGCCACGTCGTCCGGGGCGATGACCGTTACGGCCGCCAGAGCCGCAATCCGCCGCTGCGGCCCCGCCATCCCCAGGACGGCACCGTTCAGCAGCCGCGCCCGCGTTCGCGGCTGCGTGGCGCTGCGGGCAATCTCGTCGTCCTGCGGGTCGTCCACCAGGGCCAGGTCCGGCCGAGCCGGTTTGTCCGTCCCGGGATGCGTGTAGCGCTGGCCGCGGACGCCGCCGCCCGTCAGTCCCGCCGCCGAGATCACCGCCGCCGAGGCGGCGCTGCCCGGCACACGACCGAAGACGATCCGCCGCTGGTGCCACCGCACGTGCGTCGGCCGGCCTTCGTACCGCTGCCCCTGGCACCGCCTCGGCTCGCCCTCCAGGGCGATGAAGGGGGCGAGTTCCGGTCCGAAATCCTCCGCCAGCGGCCCGCGCGGAAAACCGAGTTGCCCTTTCAGTTCCCCCAGCAGCTCTTCGCCGCGGTCGCTGCTGATGGCCAGGATGGAGACGAATGACCGGTGCCCGTAGAGCACCGCCCACACCGCCGACGCCAGGAGCAGGCTCGTCTTGCCGCCGCCGCGCGGCATGGCCAGGGCGAAAAGGCCGCCGCGGAGAACCGTCTCCTCGATCCGCGCGATGACCTTCAGGTGGTCGTTCGACCACGGCAGGTCGAACGTCCCGCCGAAATAGGTCTTTAGAAAGCGCTTCAGGTCCCGCCGGCACGCCTCGTGCCGCTTCGAGTCCGCGCGCGGCGGGATTGGCCCGATTTCCTGGCCCACTCGCGTCCGCGAGGCCTGGGCCTCGCCGACCCGTGCCCGATGCCGGCGATACGCCTCGCCGCTGGCCGCCGCTTGGGCCGACCGCTCGGCCAGCCGCTCGCCCAGGGCATGGACGAATCGTCTGGCCCCCGGCGTCCATCGCGGCAGCCGCTTGCGCTTCCGTTTCACCACGCCCGCCTCCTACTTCACCTCCCGAAACGCCTTCTCGACCCGCTCCGCCCATTCCCGGCCGGCGATCTTCTCGGCTGGCGTCGCCACCGTCTGCATGATCCGCTCGATCCGGGCGTAGGCGACTTCCAGGTCCTTCCCCGTCACCGCCTCCGCCGCCGGCATGTACCCGGCGTCGCGAATGGCCTCATCCAGCCACGCCAGGTCCTTCCGCCCCGCCCCCGCCGCGGCCACCAAGGCCGAGAGCTGCTCCTCCATCTGGCCGGAGACGGCCGGCTTCGCCGCCTTTCGCTTCGCCCGTTTTCGCCTTTTCTTGGCCACGGCGCGTCACCTCCAGAGGAGAATTTCGGTACTTTTTCGCCCATGTGCGTAAGTCTCGCCCTACACGCCACTTACGGGCCAAAAAATATGCAGCTAATCCAAGGAATCGCCTTGATTTCCGGCCGAAAGCATGTATGACTGTCTATGGGAACGCGAAATCGAAAGGAGCAGGTCATGAAGGACGTCGTCACGCACTTGCGAAACGCCGGAGATGCGCTCGAGGCCATGCCGCCGGAGCGGACCACGCTGTTCCCCGGCTGGGCGGATATGGACCCCCAGCATCCGCCCGTGCCCGACGAGCGGCGGGCGGTGAACCGGAGCCTCCGCCGGGCCGCGGCCGCCATCCTGAACGAGGGCACGCTCGCCGACGAGTGCTCCTACGTCTCGTACCGCGACCTCGGCAGACTGGTCCGATATCTCGGCGACATGCTCGAAGGGTAGTTTCCGCGAACCGGTCGCCTGCCTG